TATGGTTGTGCATTTAATCATGACGGAACAAGACTTGCAGTTGCACATGACTCATCACCATATATAACTGCTTATGGAGTGTTATATGGCACACCTTTGGCATATAAAGCCAATAATTTATTATCTGGTCTCGCTGGCAGATATGGTTATGCTAAGGAAAATATATCTTTGAGTGCAATTGGCAAAGTTGATGTTTTGTTTGAAGCGTAATTATGAAAAAACAATTATTAATATTAGTAGCAATTCACTGGTCTCAATGCTACAACATCTATGATTGTAAATCAGTACCAAAAATAAAGAGGAAAGAAAATGAAAGATATAATCGCAACTAAATATACAGCACAAGAGGGTTTTGTATGGGTTAGAAAAGATACACCAGATTTTATTTTAGGAAGGGTTATCTATGTAGCACCTAACGATACGATAGAAAACTACCAGCAAATACCAGAACCAGAACAAAAAGCAAAAGAGCAAATGCTAAGAGGAATAATGATTTATGATTAGGTGGCTAATAAGTTATTTAATAACTTTTTTCAAAGGAATATGGCAGTTTATTAAAAGGTTTTTTACATCCTGGAAAGGTATTGTTTCGGTTATTATCTCATTTAGTCTTTATGTCGGTTGGGCTATTGCTTTTGTTGTAATAGGTATTATCTTTGGTAATGCTTGGCTATATTCAACTGGCACAACTGTTATTTTGTTTTGGGCTGGTCCTTTTTCGCCAATGTGGCTTTTAATTGTTTCAACAGCACTTGTCCTACAAAGATATGTTTTTAGAGATAAAAAGTCTATGGGTTGGAAAGATATCAAAGCTTATTGGAAAGATGAAATTAGAAAAGAAAAAGAGAAATCAAGACTTGCAAGAGAAAAAAGGTTATTAAAAAAACAAGAACGAGAACGCAAAAGACAAGAAAAGAAAGTTGTAAGAATTGTGAAAAAATATAAAAAAGAGCAAGAACGATTAGCTAAAAAACAAAAGGGGGTTATTTATGAGTAATAAAGATAATCAAAAAGTCAATAATGGGGTTTATGTAGTGCAATACAAAAAAGGTATTGCTACTCAAAGCTTTATACCTTTAGAAGAAGTTATCTACAAAGACCAACCATTAGGAAAGTATTTAGAAAGTTTAGAGAAAGAGATTTTAAGTTTAAAGAAAAAACTTGTTAGCTTGAATAATGTTTTAGCTAAACAGCAAAAAGCTACTAAAAAGAGCTTTGATATTGTATTAGAAAAAGTAAATGATGGGGTTTTATAATAAAGGAGTAAAATATGAAAAAAACAAACATTTTAAAAATTATTTGGGTATTTATTTTAATGCTTTTCTTGGTCGGTGGAACTTGTAGTTATTATGTAGTTAAAGCTAATGGTGGGGAAGAACCACCACAAACCGAACCAGAAACACAAGAAGAGGGGGAAGTGGTAGATCCATTACCTCCCATAACAGAGCAAGGTTTCTTTACAAGGTTATTTGGTGGATTTAATGATTTATTAACTAATCCACAGTTTAATCAAATAATGAATTGGGTTATGGTTGCAATTGGTTTTATTATTGGTATTTGGGCTAAAATTAGGAGCGGTCAATTAAAAGTAAAAGCAGCTAAAGCTAAATACGATTTTGAATTATTACTTGCTGAAAAAACTAAATTAACAACTGAAAATGAAGCAGTTAAGGCAGTGTTAGCAAAAGCAGATAAACAAGCTGATGCCATGAAGAAAGCAATGATTTTAGCATTTGATAGGTCTAACTTGAAAGAAGATGTAAAAGATAAGATTAAAGGTTATTTTGATGAGGTAGAGCAATTAGAAGAAATACCAATTGAAAAGATTGTAGAAGAATTAGAAGAAGAAAAAGTAGTAGAACCATTTACTAATAAGACAGCTGAATTTGTTAATGAAGAACAAAAACAAAAAGTAAAACCATTAGAATGGTAAAGGTAGGTGTTAATTATGACACAATCGCAAATTAGGAAAAAGATAACAAAACGAGATTGGAAAACATATTTTAAGAAAAGGTGGCTATATCTTTTAGGAGCTTTATTTATTTATGTTGCACCTTTAGTTATCATATTTGAAGCTTTAATGCGAATAGAACCAAACCAAACGAATATATCAATTAGTTTTTTGGGTTTTGTAACTGGAATTACTTATTTAGTATTTTTTAGCAAAAGACTAAATGCTAAAATAAAAGAATTAAAGACTGGAGCATTAAAGACTTTTCTAACTGGTTTAATAAGTTTAATTCCATTTATTACAGTGGGGTTTTTAGCTCATTTAATCAATAATGGTTTTGCTAACTTCCAACATGCAATTTGGGGAATTATAGCATCAATGTTTATTGGTGTAGTATGCCAGACAATCGATTATTTAATCAATGCTGATTATTTATATGAGTTAGAACTCCATAAGACAGCAGCTGATAAGATTTTTGCTGAAAAGAAAGAGCTTGAATTAAAAGAAAAGATTGCAGAATTAGAGGCACAAAATAATGATGAATAAGAACATTAAGAATACAATCACAAGCCAAGTTAATGATTTAAACATTAAAAGCTTAAAAAAGAGCTTGAATGTAGAAGCAGCTATAACTGGCTTATTTGCATTAGTAGCTTCAATACTTTCAGCTTTTGTAGCAAGTGGTTTTAAGTTTACATGGGAAGTCTTTTATGATGAAAAGTTTTATATTCAAACAGCTATTAACTTTTTAATTATGATGTTTTCTTATTCTTTTGTTAAAACAATAGTAATTCGCAGAGAGAAAACAACTAATCCAAAATATACAGAAGTTAAAGGCAAAGAATATGAATTTGTAAAATTTGTAAGAGATAATTTTTTAGAAGAAGTTATAGCTGAAAAAGTAGCTATAGCTAATGAAGAAAGAAGATTACAAGCAGCTAATAACATTTTAGCTCGTATTACTTATGGACTTTACGCACAAGATTTAGAGAACTTTAAAGATCCAAATAATATCTCGGTTAATGATGATGCTTTTAATGATTTTTGTCTTAAACATGGACTAATTACTTATAAAAAAGATAAAGCTACTGGTAAAGTGAAAGCGACTGTTAATTCCAAGAAAGCAAAACAATTAAGAAAAGTTATTGTAAGAGTCTTAAAGGGCGATTATAAATATCAACCAATTTATACAAAAGAGATTTTAACAACTACTGATGCTGATATTAGATACATTGATTTGTATTCTTTTGATGAGAGAAAAGCCGACATTAAAGAAGCAACACGCAAAGGTGTTTTATGGCTTGTAGCATCAGCATTAACTTCAAGCATTTATTGGGGTGGTTGGAACGCATCATTTTGGCTAATGCTACTTACAAATGCTACTTTAATTTTATCGAGTGCGATAACAGCTATTATGGCAGCACACCAAAGAATTAAAGTTTTAACATTAGTAAGTGAGAACAAAACTGGATTCTTAAATCAAGCAACTAAAGATTATAGGTTAGAGCTTAAAAATGGTAAAGAAGAAGTTAAAGAGATTGTAAAAGAAGAAACTAATACGCAAGAAAAAGTTGCATATTCAAAGGAAGAAGAAAAAGTAATACAAGTTAGCACAATTCCAAAAGAATTACCTAACATAGAATATGAAACAACTTCTACAAGCGCTCTATAAAAAGATTAATTGAGAATTAGTCAACTTTAAAAGATAATCGGCTCACATTAACGCTTATTAAATATGTGTTTCTCTATATTAACATTAAAAAAGGAAGATTATTATATCTTCCTTTTTTTTTATGCCTTTATGATTTATCATTGACTTAATAACTTTATTTAGTAAAAAATAAGTAATATTATTAGAAAACTTATTAAAATTATTCATTTTATCACTCCTTTCATAATAATCATAACATAATTATAAACTATATTAAAAAAAAATAAATAATTTTATATATTTATGTTGACAATCAATAACGAATAGTGTATGATGGAGTTGGGTGGAACAAAAGGTAAATTAAATTACCGCTTGGAAATTAAAAAAGAAAGGTTAAAATGGTAAAAGAAATGGAAAAAGACAATTTTAAGTATTACATTAGTAAACCAGTATTTGACATGCACGAGGTATTATTAAAAGTATCTCATGCTACAAACAAAGAGATCTATGTAGCAGTAAGGCGAGAGCAATGGGCTACAATACCTTACATAATTTACAAGACAAATGGTGCTTATTTTTACAGATCTATATTAGCAAATTCATTTATTGAAAACCTAAAAGAATTAAAAGTATTAGAACTAATACTAATACCAGATATGGAAACAGATAATGAAACAGCAAAGAAATGGCATCAAATTACAAAAGAAGAAGTAGATAAAGATTTTATACCTTTATCATTACTATTGCCTAATAAAGCTGACATAATGGAAAAGTTTTATAGTAAAGGGCATTGGGGTTATTTAATTGAGTATGAAAGGAAACTTTAAAAGAGGAGATTAAATTAAGGAGGAACTATGAACGATAATGATTTTAGATTAATTGTAATTACTGGGAAATTAGCTGGCTATCGTAAAGCTGCTAATTTAACACAAGAGGACATGGCAAAAAAGTTAGGTATTACAACAGCTACCTACAACAAGAAAGAAAACAATCCAGATCTATTTACTTACGCAGAGCAAGTAAAAATAGAAGAAGTATTGAGGTCTTATTTGAAAGACATGCCAGCTATTTTTTAATGGCTTGTGTGTTGCTAGGTGCTAATTAAAGAAAGAAAAAAATGTCAAAAAGAAACAAAACAAGAAAGGAAAAGAAATGAAAGAAATTAAAATTATCAAATTACACATTGAGAACTTTAAAGGTTTTGAATATAAAACTTTTGAGTTTAATGGCAAAAGTGCTGATATATTCGGCACTAATGAAACTGGGAAAACAACAATAGCAGATGCTTTTTATTGGTGTTTATTTGAAAAAGACTCTTTAGGAGCAACTGACTTTGCAATTAAACCTAAAGATAAGATTACTGGCGAGGACAAGCACAATTTACTAACTAAAGTTATTTTAACTTTACTTGTAAATAATCAAACATTAAAGCTTGAGAGAACTTATGAGGAAGTTTATACAAGAAAAAGAGGCTCATTAGAAGAAACATTCTCGGGACATACCTCAAACTATTTTGTTAATGATATTCCTAAAAAGAAATCAGAGTATAACGAAGTAGTAAGAGAACTATTAGATGAAGAATTATTTAAAACACTAACTAATGTTAACTATTTTAATAATTTAAAGTGGAAAGAACAAAGAGACATTTTAGTTACTTTAGTTAAAGATTTTGATTTTTATTCACTGCTTCAAGATGCAAAGTTTATTGATTTAAAAGAGATTTTACTTAATGATAAAACAATTAAAGTTGATGAACTAATTAAAAGCTATAAGAGTAAGAACACTTTATTAAACAAAGAACTAACAGCTATACCAATTCAAATACAAACTTTATCTAATTCTTTGGAAGATCTAAATATCATGTATTCAGCTGTAGAACTTGAAAAGATTATTAAAGAGAAAGAAAATGAACTTTTAAGCCTTAATTCTAAAAAACAAGAATTAGATAAGGGTTTAATTGATTATGAGCTTGAAAACAAAATATCAAGCCTTAAAGCTGAAGTTAAAGCTAACTTAATCAAAATACAAGAGATTTTAAAGCAAGTAGAACAAAGACTAAAATCAAACTTACAAGATAAAGAGATTAAGTTATTAGAACTTAATAATGCTATTGCAAGAGAAAATATGGCACTTAAGAACTTTGCAAGCAATAAAACTTTGTTAGAAAACCAAAGGGAAGAATTATATCAAAGATATGATAAGGTTGCTGAGTCAGTATTCACTGGTGGAACTTGTAGCTATTGCGGCCAAGCTTTACCAGAAGAACAAACAAATGAACTAAGAGAAAAGTTTAATTTAAACAAATCTCAAGAGTTAGAATCCATTACTCAAAAAGGTTTATCAATAAATGCTGAACTTAAAAACATTGAAACAAGCTATAAAGCAAGTTTTAAAGCTAAGGAAGAAAACCAAAAAGAATTTAATAAGCTTGAACTTGAAAAGAAAGTTATTGCTGATCTATTAAATGAATTTGCTAATAGGAATTATGATAAAGCTTTAACTGAAAAAGAAACTAAAGATATTACAGCTTTATTAGATCTAAACGATAATTACAATTTAGAGGTTGATAAGTTAGAACATAATAAAGCTGCAACTGCAGTTGATACAAGTGAAAGAGATAAATTAAATGCTGATATCTTTGCTTTGGAAAAAACTATCGATAGTTTAAAAGAACAAAAGACTTTAATTGGTGTTAAGAATAATACTATTGAAAAGATTAACACTCTAAATGATAAGATTAAAACTATTCAAGTGAAATATGAATATAACCTATCAATTATTACTCAAGCTGAAGAATACTCAAGACTTAAAGCTGGCGTGTTAGAAGATAGCATCAATAGTCATTTCAAGTTAATTAATTTTAAGCTATTTAACGAACAAATAAATGGTGGTATTGAAGAAACATGTATTGCTACTGTTGATGGTGTGCCTTATACATCTATTAACAATGCAGCAAGAATAAATGCAGGACTTGATATTATCAATACTTTACAAGAGATTTATCAAGTAAAAGCACCGATTTTCATTGATAATGCTGAGTCGGTTGTAGAAGTATTAGGAATGAATAGTCAGCTAATAAAGCTGTATGTTTCAGAGAACGATAAGACTTTAAGAGTTGAATTGCAATAAAGAAGGAGAGGAAATTAAAATGCAAGAAAAACAACAAGATTTACAAGTAAAACAAGAAACAAGAGTAGTTAGTAAAATGAAAGATTTAGGAAAGTCAATGCTAGATGGTATGTTAAAGCAAGTAGAGGCATTTGCTAAATTAGACCAAACGCCTTTAACACAACAAGAAACAGCATTTGCTTTAGACATTTTAGAAAGTGTTTATAAGAAAGTGCAAGAACAAAACCTATTATGGAGTCAAATTGACATTATGGGTTGTGGACTTTATTCACAAGTTAAAAGTTATGCAAGATTAGGCTTAACTATTAGAGATAATGAGCTTTATATCGATATTAGAGATAATGGCAAAACTGGACTAAAAGACATTAACATTAAAAAACAATATCAAGGGTTAGAGAAAGAGCTTGTTAAATGGTGTAGTAAAAAAATAGTAAGATTTTATAAAGATATTGTTTGTGCTGGCGATAATTTAGAAAAAGAGTTTAATTTTGAAACTGGGTTAACTGAAATTAAGAAACACGAAAAAGACCCTAAAGTTGATAGAAATAAACTTGATAACATTATTGGAGCTTATGCTATTGCTTATGTAAGAGAACTACCAACTGACACTAAAACAACACCTTATATGATCTATATTGATAGAAATAGAATTATGAGAGCTTATAACGCATCTCCAACAAAAGAAAAAACTATCTGGAACTTAGACACACGCAAAATGGTATTAAAGACTGCAAGTTGGGAACTTTATAACTACTTTAAACCATTTATTGAAATCCCAATTGAACTTAAGAAAGATTGGGAAACTACTAAAGATGAAATGAACTGGGAAACTGGCGAGGTTATTGATGTAGTTGTAACTGAGACTGCAAGTGATGAACTAATTAGTTTTGATGAAGAAGTTGAAGCTGAACCGACACAAGCTATAGCTGAAGAAGATATACCAGTTGCTAATCCAAATTATAAAAAAAGACCTTTTTAAAAGGGGTTAGTTATGG